GCCATCCTCCATTAAGGATAATTACTTTCCAAGAGCGTAACCTGACCAAGTTTCTAATTTCTTGGCTACAGGCACTGCATACTTGTTAATACCGCGTAGGATTCCTTGCAGAAGTGCTGCCCAGTGGATTGGATTTGCTGTGATGTAATCACAATCTCTAACTATCATATGTGCCACCTCCCACTCCTGAGTAGTGGTGGTGGATTTCGCTGTCTCTACCCACTGATTAGTGGATTGATATTCGAGTACTAGCGAGGACTTGATCCTCAATGATTGCTTAGTTTTTCCAGTGTTAGAGAAGTACATCATGAGATAATTCTTTTCGTCGTACAGTTTCGATTCGACGGTAAAAATTTGCCCGTTTTGGGTGTTCACATTATGTACCATTTTGTATTCATCGGGGTCGACAGCTGGAATCCATCCACGCATTCCGTTGTCATCGTTTACTTGACTGATTGTCTTTGTCTTTGAATAGGATAATAGCTCTGAGGCGTTTCTCGCCCCAATTACATCGTACCACGCTTTGTCAGATGGTATAATGGCCCCCGCCATGGTTCCGCTTGTTACCATTTCATTGGTAAAATTAGATACCATTCCAGAAGCGCCTAACACACGCACGCCGTTAATATTTAACAAAGCAGTATTAAAACCTGCCATTGTTCTATGGCACATGATCTCGAGTCCGGGACCAGTGCCAATGTAATTTTCAACGAACATGGATAGACTAACTATTCCTAATCCTCCGGATGTATTGAGCGCGTATAAATCGAAGCTAAAATAGCCACTCTTTATCACGGTCAATGTGAAGGTGGTTGTTGCACCTGATGCGGTTGCTGCACTTCCATTGAAGTAGGCAACGGATTCGCCCCCAGTCTCGACGTAAGCATCGTAGCCCAGATTCATGGCAGCTTGTTTGGCTGTCATGTTAATCGTGACTCTGCTTCCATTAGTTAAATGGATAGCCGATGCCCCACGTTTAGTCGTCATGGGGAACCACATGTCGCCATGTGGACGATATCCTAAGATAGGCAACAAGTAAGACATAATCACAGGGCGAGTGCCCATGATTTGTAGATCGGGTGTCTTGCTTGGAACGCTCTGATTGCCATAGGCTATCTCATCGGGAACATATACGCTATAAAACATTTTGTCCTTATTAACGTTATGGTCGAGATAAATGACATTGTTCACGGCATCTTTTCTGATAATTACTACCCCGTCGGGGTTTGGTAATATATTCCCCTGAGATGTGTCTGGTAAATATAAATCGATATCCATTTCTGGTTTAACGATGGCAGTTGCCTCTGTATTTATATCACCAGCCCACCTTCTCAAAGGACGATCAGTTTCGTCCGTTAACATAATCTCACTTGCAATATCTCGTACCATTGAAACGTTAAGGTTTGTTTCAGCGGATCCCAATAGAGCCAGAGCGTGTTCCAGCTTGGTTGTATTTTCCCTCTCCTTCTTCTTATGTCTATGTTCTATAGCCTTGAGTGCTTCCACATCACCCACACTTAGATGCCCACTTTGATTCTTGCGTTTCAAGTGTTTGTTCTTTATTCTTTCCTCGGTCATCTTTGCGTGGTGTGCTCTCCTTTCCTCCTTCGTATACATCGACATTAACATCGGTTTCGAAACAACTGTTTCCTTTTGGACAACGGTTGGTGCCGGTTTTAGAGCCGGTGCTGGATTTGGTTGCCGGGCGTACATGGTCTTTGGCTTTATTCCCATCTTCTGTAGATGTGCAATAAAGCCATTAGTAGGCTCTACAGGTTGAATCGAACCTATAGCCTTAGCCACTTGACGTACGTGAGTTCTATCCCTTGAGATGTTCCTCATGATTTCCCCGGTCATAATCGTTGATCTTCCTGATCCCTCAAATTTCGAGTAGGTATCTTTATCTAGCGCTGATGCATTATCATACCAGATATATCCCGCAACTTCCATTATCAATGAAGTGTTGGGTATCTCGTCACAAAACCCATGTTCAGTTTCCACTTTAATGTCACTATCGCCATCGATTTCAGCTGTATAAGGATACAGCCTTCCATCGAGTGCTAAATATTCGAACACATCCATGTAACCTTTTATGGGTATTTCTGCGATCTTGTAGATCCTCTTTCCACCATCGGTCATCTCAACTTTGCGCATTGACTTAGGAGTCTGCATCGCTCTTTTGATCCGAGGGACGCCCGGGATCACAG